CACATCTTCCAATGAAGTTGCTTCTGCTTTCCCCTGTATTTGGTGATGGTATCGGCATGATAAAAAAGGCAAGACATTTTCACACACCTTGCCAATTAACTAAGTACGGAATGTTTCTACTTCAAGAGAGATCCTGCAAAACCTGATTCAACACTTCCACAAAATTCTTAACATCTTCAGGTGTGACAAATCCACCTATGTATGCAACTGTCAGAAGTATTGCAACAACATTTCTGACTGTCAGCACTTCATGCAATTTTTCAATGACAACACCTTTATCACCAAGAAGAACTGCTTTCAATAGCTTTCCAATTGGTTGATTCGGTATTGGAAGAATGTCAAGGACACCATGAACTGCTTGACCAACCTTGCTTTCACCTGAAACTGCACCTTCAAGGAAGGCAAAAAGTTTTGTTTCTTTGAATTTCTTTTTGTTTTTCATTTCATCATCTCCGATATCGCATTGAATAAGGCACTTGAACCAAGACCTGCACCTGTTGCCCATGCAATGATCTTCTGTTTGAATTTGACTAATTCTGCAATCTGTTTTTCATTGTTCGTCACCTTCTTGACAAGACCTTCTTGTCCAAATTCATTTCCAAGAAGTGCTTCTTTTATGTCTTGAATATCTTTAGCAAGCAATTCGATCATGGCTTCAAGGTTGTTCACTTTAAATTTTAAGTCATTTATTTCTTTGTCATTCATAATATGTCCAAGCTACTGATGATGTTTTGTCTTTGTCAAGGTCAACATGAATAAAATTTTTTCCAATTCCAATCCTGCTGAATCCTACTGAAATAAGTCCATTAAAAATCCTGAATCTGTCATTTGATGAAGAACACTTGATGTCAACTGCAATACCTTTTGTGTGTGAAGATGTTCCATCCCTTCCTTGTTTTTTTTCCCATTCTTCAGATCTGTATGCACTTGTCAAAACAAATGGAACTTTGGCAACCTGTCTTGCAATATCCAACTTTTTAATGAAATCACCTTTCAGATCATTCATGTTGCATGGTGGATTGCAGTTGTCAAAATCCTTTTGTGTGAAATATCTGTATTCTGTCATGGCATTGTATTGTCTTCTATGTCATCAGATGCCTGATCAGGAACAAGGTTCATTGGAATATATCTTGCATTGTCCCCTGTTGGTTCAAATCCCATTTCTGTCCTTTTCTCATCAGCAGTCAACCACCATGCCTTGTCCAACCATCCAACTTTGTCTGCATTGTCTTGGTTTAGTGCATCAATTGCTTGAATATCAAAGTCCAAGTGATATTTCTTTCCTGTTGCTTTCTCAAACATTGGAACAATGGTTCTGTTCATTTCACCAAAGTCCCTTGTCAGTGTTGGTATCACATTATCAAGGTACAACTGTTTTCTTGACTGCTCTTTGTTTGCATTAGTTTTATTGTCAGGATCGTTTAACAGTTCTGAAGGATAGTTGTACACATTGCATATGTCCCTTTGTGACATCTTACCTGCTTCAAGGATTTCAAGATCCACAGGTGGAATGCCAAATTGTTGAAAGCCAAGCTTGACTGAAGACACCAACCATGCTTTGTAGTTGTCAGGTGTCCCCATTTCTCTAAGGAAGTTTTGCAACTGTGATCTTTGCATTGGTGTCAGTTGCTCCATATCAGGATCATCAGGATAGACAACACCTGATGCACCACCATTCTTGAATGCCTTTGAAAGTGCCTTGTCCCCATCATTCCCAAGCCTGATTGATCTTCTTGCAGACTTCAGTGGTGACATACCATACAAGTGTGATCCAACTGAATTGTAGTCAGGATTCCAATACTTCCAATGCATGACAGTGTCTTCAGGAAGCATATCACCTTGATGACCATACATATCAATCACATATCCTTTGACAAGTGTTTCATATGATGGATCAGCAACAATTCTTGTGAACTGTGAAGGCATCACCCACATTTCACCAACAGTACCATCACCCAACAAAACAAAATGTGTGTATGAATTTCCTGTGATCAACTGAAAACCTTTCATGTTTTCATACCATTCAGGATAGGATTGCAATGGATTTGGCTGATGAATCATCTTATACAACGGATCTGCATGATCACTGACTTCTTCAAATGCCTGTTGTTTTAATTCAAGAAGCTGATCAACCTGATTCTTTGTTGTGCCATTTCTTTGGTTGTGCTTGATTCTTCTGTACTTCTCTGCCTTTTCTACATTCTTGACAACATGAACAATTGGTGGAACTGATGCACAAGCCATTGTGATCCCATTGACCACACTGTACACATCGGGATTTCCTTCATATCCATCTGAAACATATCCATCCTGTGTGTCTTCAATTGATATTGGATAGTTTCCACCATGAAACCTGAACAATTGTTTGTTCATGTTGTTGATCAGTGTCTGTTGACTGTTCACTGCCTTGCTTCTTGTGAATGGGATCAGATCTTTCAGTTCCATAAAGTAAAAATTTTAATTTGTCAAGAAATTAATAAGAAAAAGACCAATTTGAAAACAAAAAAAAACAACAGGATTTCAACCCTATTGTTTTGGATAACAAAAGTATGAAAACTACTTGTTTTCAAGATAGTCAAATTTAGCTTTTAAGGACAGATATTTTTCAAGACAATAGTTTGACCCACATTTTGTTGTATGTCTTGTCATATTCTAAATTTTCACTGTGTGTGTTCAAATGATGGATCACAGTTGAATGATTCATGTTCAGATACCTTGCAATTTCAACTTTGGTGTATGTGTCACACATAAAATTTGCAAACAGTCTTTTCATTCTGACATATTCAACCCTTCTTGACTTGATCAAAAGTTGTGATCTTTGTATTCCACTTTTTTTGCAGAATTCTTCCACATATTCATCCATTGGATCTACTTCATCATATGCAAGAAGGAATGCTTTCAGAATTTTATTGTGCATGATGTGGTGAAATGTATTCTGTTGATGTGATGGATGTGATCTGAAGATCTTGTTTTGATTCTTGCATGACCTGATTCCTGATCCTGTCAATAAATCCCTGTCTTGTTTCATTGCTTATTGAAAAGAATGAAAAACTGTGACCATTCTTTTGCCTGATGTTGATCCTGAATGTGTCATGGTTGTACCCTTGCCAATCTGAAAATTTGATGCATTGAAGTTCTGCATTCTGATATGGATTTGTCATTGTTGTGTCCTGTTATGAAAGGAAGGCTTGTGCCTTCCCTTCTGTTGTTGTTATTGTTGTCTGTTCACCCAATTTTTTGCTTTTCTCAATGTGTCAGTGGCGAAGTAGCAGTGACCATGATCACAAACTACTGTGAAGCATCTTTTTGATCCTTGAATGATGTTGAATCCTTTGTCTGAATGAAGAATGATGTCTTTTGAAATTTCCATTTTGTTATCCTGTTTTGTTGTTGTTTGTTTAACTATAACAATGATAAGGCATCACACAATCAATGTCAAGTTTTTTTTTAATTATTTTTAAAAAAATAAATGGGAAGGGATGACCCCCCCCAATTTTCTGTTTTTAATAGATCACTTTTTTTGGCAAGTGTCTTCTTTCAATTTTGTTTTTAGCATCTTCCCATGCAAATGTTTCACCAATTTTCATTGGAACATTGCAGATGGTTGCAACATATCTCATCACATCACAAAATTCACAGACCCAATCTTCATCAAGATCAAATTCTAGCATCAAGTATGAATTGTTCCAAACATTGTTCCAAATTGCAAAATGATAGACCCCATCATTTTTTAATTGCATCAAGTAGTGAATCAAGTTGAAGTTCCATTCAGGTACTTCATTGACAAGTGCTTCAATTCTGTTTTTGTATTCTGTTGATAATTCAATTAGCAGTTCTGATTGTTCTTGTGTTTTCATCGTTTTGTTGTTTTGTTATCGTTTAACTTGATTCTAATATACAACACTTCAGAACACTTGTCAAGTATTTTTTAAAAATAATTTAAAATAATTTCAAAACATGGCATCTTTCCATGATTCAGTGACATCATCAACATCAATCAGGTCATCTAAATATTCACCACAGTCAGGACATACAACATGAAGATCCACTGTGCTTCCAAATTCATGGCTGAATCCATCATCTACAATCCTGATCTGTTCTTTTTCATGTTCTTCTTTGCATTCAGGACAGGTGATCATGATTCTTCCTTTTCTTTGACAAGTTGCAATTCACGTATCATCTGAAAGGATGCATTCTGTGATTTGCCTGCTTGAAAATAGTACAACTTACTTTTTCCAAGTCCTGTTTTTTCTGATAGTCTTGGGATGTTCTTGTTCTGAATCCATTCCCAAATTTCTTGTTCTTCTTTGTATGCTTGTGTCATTGTCTTGTAATTTGTGGGAAGGGATCAACCCTTCCCTGTTGTTGTTTAGATTGTGAATGTGTCAATGGCATAGTGATCTTGATCCCTGATGGTCACTTTTATATCCATGTTGTCATAGTTCTTTTGGTAGTACTTGATTCTTGGTACAAATTTTCTGACCATTTCATCCAAAGTTCCTTGTTCCCATTTCCAATCTGCATAGTCATGCTTAATTGTAAGATTTGAACTAAGCATTGAATCTTTTCTCTGAATCAGTGTTTGACGATCAATTTTGAATTCAATGTTTCTGTGTTCTGCAAGTAGTTTTTTGATTTCTGAAGTTGTCATTTTGTTATCCTGTGTGTGTTGTTGTTCTTTAATCTGTTATAAATATACACAGTTCCAACATACTTGTCAAGTTTTTTTTAAAACTTTTTTATCTTTTTTTTTAAACAAGGTCAAATGTGGCTTCTTTTAGCTTCATTCGCATCATAATGGCATACCTTCCTGCATCAATAGCATGGTTGTGAAGATCAATTGGTTTGTTTGTTGGCAGTCCTTGTCTGTCTTTTGCCCATGTATAGGAACTAAATTCTGTGATCAGATCCTTGCTTCCCACATAAATCATGTTCTTGTAATCTTGCAGAAGCTGAATCCCATACATGATTGAATCTTTTCCCTTCTGTGTTGCTTTTATGTGTACACCTTCCCTTCTGATTTCAGCAATTGATTTTGGTTCTGCACTGTCTGCAATAACTTCATCTTTGATTCCAAGATCCTTGATGATTCTTGCAATGGATTGATTGGTCAGTTTCCTTCTGTAAATGTGTTGTTTCCAATACAGGTTGCCATGTGCGTATCTGATTTCAACCAATGCAGTTGGATCATTAGTGAATCCGAAGTCAAGACCATAGACCTTCCATTTGTAGTCTTCAGGGAATTCAGTTGCAACTTCAAAGTTTGGGAACACCAACCCTTCCAATCTTGCCACCTTCCCAAGACCATACACATCCCATCTGTATTGGTTAGCAGTTCCTTTCTTGATGTTTTCAGGTGTTGGTTCATATGACAAGATCTTTTCCCTGATAGAATCCTGAATGAATGTGTTGTTCCTGAAGGTTGACACAAACCAATCAACATCATCCCTGCCTTGCAGTTTATCATGACACCAAAAAGATGCAGATGGATTGAAGTCAAGGATCACTTTGTGTGATGTTCGAAGTGATATCTGTTCAAAGATTTCTTCACTGATCCCATTGGCTTCATTAAAGAATGAATGTGTTCTTTTCCCTGATCTTGCATCTACACTGTCAGCATATGAATTGAATTCTATCCTTGACCCACTTTTGAATGTGAATACCCTGTTGGATTTGTTGTGATCAGTCATTTCCTGTTGGAAGTATGGATCAGAATTGATGATGTTCTGTGCATCCCTATATGCACCAACCCTAAGATTGGGAATATCCTGACCAACTACTGTGACCACAAGATCTTGATTGTAGCAACATTCTAGTATCAAGTACTGAAGAATAGCATATGTCTTCCCTGATGATGTTCCACCTTGATGGACAATGATTGGCTTTTCTGATTCAGCAGTCCAAAAGTACAGTTCAGTTGTTTGAAGTGTGTGATCCATTACTTCTTCAGTTCAACTGTCACCTTGTTTATTTTTTCACCATCAGTTGTGTGATCCCTGAATTGCATTGACAATGCTTTTCTTTCATCTTCAGTGCATATCAACTTGTACAATGCCAACCATCCTGTTGGTGTGTTTGATTCATGCATCTTCTTCCGAAGAACCACTTTTGTGACTGCCCTGTTTTTCTCAAGTGCTTCTTTTATATCTTTCGATTCTTTCGAATCTGTTGGGAAATGAACATAAAATGTTTCTGTGCTGATCCCCAATAATGATATCACATCAGTGACAAAGAACAGGGAATGTGACTTGATCAGGTCAAGTGCTTTTTTGTATAGATCTTCAGTTTTGTATGCCATATGTCTTTCCATTCAATTTGATTTGTACTTCACCCAAATTAAGAAATTCATGAACCTTTAGTTTGCAATCACTGCAAAGGTAATGATCCAACTCAATCAGGAATGGGCGTTCCTGATTTTCATCATTTGGTTTTGATTTCTTAACATTACCAAATAGATCATCATCTGTGAATCCCCATTCAATCAATTCATCTATTTCAAAAAGATTGGCAAGATCATCAAAGTTCCATTCACCACTGTTCTTGTTCAGCCTGACATTCAGTTCCCTTTCCTGATCTTCATTCAGACTTACTTCAACACAAGGGAATTCAGACATCCCCATTTCCATTGCAACCCTGATCCTTTGGTGTCCACCCACAATAATGTTTTCCCTTCCCTTGTAAGTGTTGACAATTGCAGGATCAACAACACCAAATCTTTTGATGCTCTTTTCAAGATCTGACTTTTGTTTCTTGGTCAGTATTCTTGGATTGTATTCAGCAGGTTTCAGATCGTAGATCCTTTTCATCACAATCTTCATGCTTCTTCATACCTTTTGTGAAATTCTGTTTTTAATCTTCCAAAGAAGGATTCACCACCTTTCATTCTCCAAATACCATCAATCATGTTGTTTCTAGTAAGCATGACAACAGTCTGATACAAATCATGAATGGTCTTGTCATCCCATGCTTCAAGTTTTGTTGACTTTGTTTCTTTGTTAAAGTCTTTTTTTATCAAATACTTATCAGCATTTATCTTGAACCATTCATTAAAACAATATGCAATTGCACTGATGTTGTTCCCATGTCTTTTGGCTTTGTTGTAGATCACATCCATCATGAATTGTGGATATATATCTGTAAATGGAATGTCATCAGGTATCATGTTGTTTTCTACCATTAGAACTTCATGCAATCTTACAAGATACTTTTGAATCTTGTCTTTCTCATATGGAAGTTCATTCTTTGCACCTATGTCATGCATGAATCCAAACAATGTGTTCATCATATCTTTGTCATAGTCAAATCGCACACCTTCTTCCCTGTATGCCATCACTTCATTTTTTGTTGTTGCTATCATATTAAAATGGGTTTCCTGTGAATGTTGTTGTTTTGTCAAATTGGTTATTGATCCAACCATTTGCAAGTCTTTTCCAATTCTTCAAGTCTTCACCTTTTTCATCTTTCCAATCTGTCTTGTCATAGTATCGCATGAACTTCTTTGAAAGATCTTTGACTTCTTCATGTTTAATTTTATTTGAAAGAAAGAAATGTTCTTCAACCATTGTGACTGTTGGCTTGTACATATTTACTTTACTTTTCTTTACTTTACTTTTCTTTACTTTACTTGGATTCTGATCTGCATTGCTTTTGGTATGCATTTGCATTCCATTTGCATTCCCATCTTTATTCCATCGCTTTAGACTTGCATTCCTTGCCCTTTCTTTCTTCTCCAAGTATGGTGTCATATATTCATTCAGTCTTGGTGAATAGAAGTGATCATCTTCAATTGTGAACAAATCAAAACTGTCAACAATAGACTTGACCCTGTCTTCACTTGTCTTGAATTCATCAGCTAGAAGATCAATGTCTTCCATTGGATATCTGAATTCATCTTGTTCCCTAAGTACTTCCAATATCATGAAGTACACTGCATAAGATTCCAAACCCTGAAGTTTGACCATTCTTCTGATCTTCCTGTCATTCCTAGCATTGGAAAAGTGTGGGAAGTAGTAAGCATCCTTTTTCATATATGTTGTTTGTATGTTTGTGATTGTGTGGTTGTGTAATATATTTAAAAAATAATTTTAAAACAAAGCCTGCCACAGAAAAAATCCATGACAGGCTTCCACAAACACAACAACAGGTGAAGGTATGAAAAGATTGTGAAAAAAAATTTTGATATTTATTTTCAAAGATTGTATATTTGTATTCACAAACAACAACAAACACATACAAAAATGAAAACTATCACATTCTACATTGCAATGATCACATTCATGATTGCAATGTGTATTGAAGCACAAGACTTCACACAAATCTTTGTTCAGGCAAGCATTCTATTTGTTTCAGCCATTATGATCAAAAAAACATATGGTGAAGTGTATGAATAATTCAATTAAAAAAATCACCACTGACATTGCAGAAAAAGTCAGGAATGGTGAAATGAAACCATCAAACGCATACGTCGGTCTTAGGAAGCTAAGGGATCAGATTGATCATGTGATCAAGTCCATTGAAGATGAAGTCATGGATGAACTTATGTTGTACAGTAGGCATGATGACTTGATTGTTGATGACAGAAGGATTGTTCATGTTGCAGGAAGAACAACATATGATTTCAAGGATTCCCATACATGGAATGACATCAATGAACAAAAGAAAAGAATTGAAAGAATGATCAAGACTGCAACCAAAGATGGTGTTCAGATCATAGATGATGAAACAGGTGAAATGTATGAACCTGTCCCTGTAAAGAATTCAAAATCATATCTAAAAATTGAAAGGATAAAAAGATGACTATACACACCAAACTACTGAAGGCAATTTCCAAAATGGAAAAGATCAAGAAGGATTCCAACAATCCATTCTATAAATCAAAGTATTATGATATCAATAGTCTTCTTGAAACAGTCAAACCAATACTTCATGAAGAAGGTCTTGTTCTTCTTCAACCAATAGAAAACAACTGTGTTGTGTCAAGGATCTATGATGTGGACACAGGTGACTTTGTTGATTCATCCATGAAGATACCTGACATAGATGATCCACAAAAAATTGGATCGTGTGTGTCTTATTTCAGAAGGTACACACTGTCAAGTCTTCTGTCTGTTGAAGCTGAAGATGATGATGCCAATGCTACTGTCAAGAAAGAAGAAGATGACAAAGATTGGTTGAATAAAGGAACAACCATGTGGACAAGTGCAGAAAAATTTGTTGCAGATGGTGGTGATCCTGAAAAGATTTTCAAAAAGTATAAAGTATCAAAACCAAATCGTGAACACTTAAAATCACTACAAAAATGACACACAAAGAACAAGCAAAGAAAGAAGTTGAAGAATTAAGGGATTGGATTCAAGACAAGGATGTCAATCAGTTATCCTTTAAAACACAACAGAATATGCCAAGACTAAGATCCTTCAAGAACAATGAAGTGTCTGATCCTGCATATTCATTCATCAGAAGCCTTCAGCTTCATAGAAAACAAAAAGATGATTGATCTTTTAAAACTAATTCTTGAAGGTGTTGATCTTATTGCTTCCATACTTGGCTTTATTGCCCTGTATGCAATAGCAATTGCAGTTCTTGATTGGCGAAAACTTAACAAGATAAAAAAATGACTGAATACCAACAATCACAACAATATCAACAACAACTGACTGTTGGAAAGATTGCAGAAAAGTTTTTTGCAGGAATGCTTGAAGATAGGTTTGGCATGAAATGTGTCTTTCCTGAAACTGATGGTGTGTACCCATATGATTTCACTGCTATTGGAAGAAAAGAATCAAAGACCATTGAAGTCAAGTTTGACAACACTGCCATCAAACATTCAAAAAAAAGATCTGATGGTGCAGTGAACCTGTTCATTGAATTCTTCAACCCTGTTGGGATGTATGCATCAAAACTTCCAATTTCAGAAGCAGATCTTCTTGCTTACATCCTGAATGAATCATCAACTTGCTTTCTTATTGATCAGAAAAAGTTGAAGCAGTTTATCATCAACAAATACAAAAACAAACAAAAAGTGTACATTGGAACAAACAACACAGAAACATTTGGTCTTGGATTTCTCATCAATGTAGATGAATTGAAAGAAGAAGAACTGATCACAGAAGATTGGACAATCAAATGGGATTGAAAAGAAGCAAGAACCTGACAAGTGCAAAGAAGACTTGTGATCTGTGGTTTTCCAAGTACATACGAATTAGGGATGCAGACCCTTTTGGTGGCAGATGCAAATGCATCACTTGTGACACTGTAAAAGATTGGAAGGAAATGGATGCAGGTCACTTCATGTCAAGAAGATTCATGTCCACAAGATATGATGAAATGAACTGTCATGCACAGTGTCAAAAATGCAATCAGTATGGTGCAGGTGAACAATACAAGCATGGCAAAATGATTGATGCATTACATGGTGAAGGTCATGCAGACTACCTTGAAAAAGAATCAAAGAAACTTAAAAAGTACAACAAACAACAATTGATGGATCTTGCAAATGAATTCAAAACACTTGCAGAACTTCAAGCAAAATTTAAAGGAATAATAATATGAATAAAGCAATTTTAATTGGAAGACTTGGTGCAGACCCTGAAACAAGATTTTCACAATCCAATGTTCAGGTGTGCAACTTTAGCATTGCCACATCAAGAAAGATCAAAGGTGAAGATCAAACCGAATGGCACAGAATAGTGTGTTTCAACAAGACTGCTGAAATAGCACAAAAATATTTGGTCAAAGGATCACAGGTCTGTATTGAAGGAATGATTCAGACAAGTGAATATGAAAAGAATGGTGAAAAACGATATTCAACAAATATCGTCTGTAATAACTTGCAAATGTTAGGTGGAACAAGTAGTCAAGAAAATGATTCAAAGCCTTCAGAAGCAAAATTTGACCCATCAAATGTCAATAAAACTGATCTTTCCACCATTAGTGATGATCTTCCCTTCTAAAATTCTTCAACAGGTGTTTCAATGACAGTTGTTGTGATGAACTTTTTTCCATCAGTCATTTTGTAGGTGAAGTCAACAAACCACCCACCAATGTCTGTTGGATTGAAGTTCTTTTCAACTGCCCATCCTGCTTTTCCATCACCTATCCCATCCACATATGATCCTGATTGAATATACTTGACCTTGTCTTTGTAGATTGTGCCTTTGTTGCCAAGTCGCATTCTTGTAGTTGATGGATCATACCACTTCTGATGTGTGTGTCCCCTGACCAATATGTGTGCATCAGGATATTTCATCACTTCAATCTGAACATCCAGTATTCCTTTGGATCTTTTAGCACTACCACCAAAGCCATGATGATAATGAATGACTTTAGTCACACACATATTTTTTGAACTGCCCATCATCCTGAACATGACAAATCCTGAATACTGACCAATCTGAATTTTTGCACCTTGTTCCATGTTTAGTGCATACACAATGTGATTGATCAGGTCAATGTTGTGAAACTTGTTGATCACAGTTTCATGATTTCCCTTTGATATCAGTGCAATGTTTTTTGCATATGGCTTCAGGAAGTTGATGGTGTATTCAAGAACACAGTCAAGATATGTCCTACCCCTTTGAATGAACTGTGGATCAACATCTTCCCTTTGAAGCCTTCTGTCACCATAGGTTGCCATCACATCAAGAAGATCACCAAAGATGAAGATCTTTCCATCTGCTTTCTTGATTTCATCAAAGTGTTGCTTCAGGATCTTTCTTTTGCAACCAATAGAATCAAGATGGATATCAGAACAGAACAAGGTTGCAACAGTATGACCTGACTTGCAACCACCATATTCAAACAAATGCACATTGTCTGAAAGTTGTTCTGAATAAAAAGACATTGTGTTTGTTTATGAAGTGACTTCTTCAGTCTGTTTTTCAGCTTGATCTTTCAAGGTATTTTCATACCCTTGTTTTACATACTGAACTTCAGCAAGTTGCATTTGCAATCTTGCTTCTTGTACTTCTAGTTCTTTGATTCTTTCTTCTAGTGTCATTCTGTTGTGTTTTAAAATTTAAAGGTTGCCCAAATATAACTACCAAGCCAATCCTTTCAAAGTCGCAGGATTCTTTTGTGCTTCTATTTGGTCGGTCAATGATTGCTCCACATCTTCTTCGCCTACTTCAGCTTTAACCCAACCAAGAACAATGTCTTCAGTCAAGTCATCAAAAGCGATGTAATCTTCAGATGAAGCATCAGGTTGAAAAGAGCAAGAACCGTACCTTCTTGAACTGTATGACACAG